AGTATCACCTTGCCACATAGATACTTCTAACAATTTAGCGATGTTGTTAGATTTGTCAGTTCCGATTTGAACCTCGAAAGGTACTTCAGTTGGTGAACCTGGAGCGATTTGAGTCTGCATCCACTTTGCTTCCAAAGTTTTAGGGCACAAAGTCTCTTCAACTTTGATTTTACCTACGGTGATGTTACGTTGAGTGAAAGTAGTGTTACCTGAAGCGGTGTAACCACATCCGTCAGCTTGGAAATAAACATCTGAAGTTAAGATGTTCAATGACTCTGCTGATTTTACTCCTACTTGAACTTGACCTGCTGCTTGTAAGATAGCGGCAGTTTTGCCACCAAACAAAGACTTAAGTACTAACTCTGTAGACTGCTCGTTGGTGTAATTTGCTAAGGCTGATACGTTAAATGCCATTTTTTTATTTATTTTTTAGGGTTTGTGCAATTTTCATGATGTTTGCAAACTGCTCTTCTTTCTTAGAAAGTTTTGCAGGTGCTTTCTGTGGTTCTTCAGATGGTAAATCTGCTACTTTTTCAACTAAGTCAACGGTCTTAGAGAAGATGTCTTTCATTGAGTTGAATTTAGCCTCTTGTTCTACGTTCTTCTTTTCGATAGCTTCAAGACGTGCTACAACTTCATTGAACTTGTCTAGCAAAGAATTAAAACTTTCAACAGTCGCAAATTCTTTAGCTTCAACTTCAACTTCAACTTCTTGCTCAACTTCAACGATTTCGGTAACAATACCGCCTTCAGTAGTTACAAGCATACCGCCCTCTACTTGATGTACGGAATCAGGAGCTGGTATTAAGCCTTCGCCTGTTTGAACAAAGATTGCAGTACCAACTGCAAGTTCACCTTCCCATTCAATGATCGTGCCATCTACTAATGTGGCAGTTTCCATCTTCACCTCTTGTTTCTCTTCTGAGAAACCTAACAAGGTTCTGATTTCTTGGATTACTTCTTTTGAATTCATTTTATATATAATTAGTGGTTTGTTTTTTTTGGCTCAATTTTTACCGTCCCATTGCTCCAACACTCTTTTTAGTTTCTTCATCATAGCGTTGGCAATCTTGTCTTCTACGGTCTCTTCAAAGTCAAAGAATCCCTCTACTGAGAATCCTTTAAACTCCCCCTCTTTTACTCTCTGCCATATAGACTCATCGTTTACTATATAAGACAAAAACCAACTTCCGTCAGCAACTTCTTCGTAACCTTTTGGAGGCATTATGCCACGCTCTCTGTCAACGATAAATGATTCAAGTAGAGAAAGTCCGTTAATTTGTTTGTCGTGGTGAATGTTTACTGCGTCATACTTGTCACCTCTTGCCCATTTCTTAGCAATTTCAAAAATGGTTTCTTTGTCAAATACAACGTAATATTCACCTCTTGTTTCGTCGTAACGATAAATCGGTAAATCAGCAATCATTGCAGCACCTGAGATAATACGCTTCTCTTCATTCTGAATCTCAAAACGTGCTTTTCTTGCCTTGCTTAATTCTAACTCTTCAAGTTTGCGTTCAGTCCATCTCAACATTTCTTCACCACCCCACAACAAATAAGAGATAGTTCCACAGGCTTTAGTGTCTGAGGGGTTGTAATATTCTTTAGCCCTTGACAAATAGGAGTAAGTGCGTTTAATAGTTTCGATGGAGAGATTCTCGTTAGCAACTAATTGCCTTGCTCTGTTCTTGCCTACTAAAGTTGCACACTCATTGCCGATAGCCTCGTTTAGATTGATTCCTCTCTGTGCGTTTTGACTTGCTGCTTTAGGATAGTCGTTGAAAAAATCTTGTTTATTGAAATATTGAAAATCTTTTTCTATTGCAGGGTTAGTTACAAGCGAAACAAACTCTACTCCTGTTTCGTCATCTGGGTTAATTATCAGTTTGTAAACGGGTAATTCCATTTTCTATAATTAGTGATTTAGTTTAATTGGCTCAATTTTAACCACCTAACACGCTTACTGATTGATTAGATGCTACTCTTTGCTGTGTTCTTGTGATATCGCCCTCAAGAACGTACACTCGCCTATTTTGAGTTAAAATGTCATTTGTTTGAGGTAATGATGAACTTCTTATAGTTGCACTTTGTATGCTTTGCTGACCAAAACTTGTTTGAGGTGCTGAACGATTAAACTCTGTTCTTTTGATTGCTGCTACTCGTGCAAGACCAGAGGCAACTGCTGCTGCTGCTGCAATGGTTGCTCTGATAGGTGAGTCAGGAGTTAACGTCATCTGTGAGTTGTACGCTTTCTGTGCTGCGAAGTAGGTATCAATTAAAACTTGAGCAATATTGAAAGCCTTTTGTACTTTAAAATATTCCTCTGACTGCTTGGCTTGGTTGCTTGTAAATGCATCGGTTAGATTTGTAATAATAGAGAAAGTCTCTTCAGTTAGTTGCTGCTCTTGGTCTAACCTTGCATTTAAATACTGCAATTCTAATGCTCTGCGTCTTTTTTGGTGAGATGCGTCTTGTTCAAGTTGTAACTTATCATATTCATCTTCAGTAATCAACTCCATGTCAAGAGCATTCTCAAGTAAATCTCTTTCTTGTTTAAACTGATTTGATAACTCATTAAACCTTAAAAGAAAATCAGCCTTTACATTATCTTTAGAATCTGCTTGATATTGCTTTTGTAAATCAGTTAACTGCTGAAGTCTATCTTTATTTGCTTGTATCTCTTGGACTTGTAAATCAAATAATTGTTTATTGACATCCTCTATATTCTTAATTCTTTCCTTTTCTACATCTCTTAAGCGTTTATTTTCTTGCTCTTTAGTTAGAACAATATTATTTGAAGCATCTAAAGCAGCCTTTTGCTGTGCAGCGTAACCATCTTCTGACTCTGACAAAATAGCAAGTCTTTGCTCTTCAAGTTTAGCCTCTTCTTGTGCAATCTTTAGCCTCTGCTGAAATAGTGCTGCTTCACTATCCCCTCGTGCTTCCATTACAGCAAGTTCTCTATTTAAAGAATCAACTAAAGCCTCTTGTGCTTTTATTGCTTCTCTTGCAGCAAACTTTGTTAGTCCTATGCTATCGGTAAAGCCTTTAAACTTCTCTTTTAGTTTGTCAAATAGTTCACCTATCTGCTCACCAAACAAACCAATGACAGCAACTATTGCACCTATACCAGTAGCAGCTAAAGCGATTTTAACCCCATTAAGAGTTTTAATCATGTTAATGAAACCACTATTAACCGCTTTTATCGCAGGTACAAATTCTTTCAAGTCTCGTAAACCTTGTGCAAATACCATTGCACCCTGCACACGGATCAGAATTTTATTAAGGTCTTCACTTTCAGAGCCAAAGAGAGCCGTAGCACCTGCTGCAATTTCAAATCCTGCTGCAACACCTTGAACCGCTCTGAACATTTGGTCAATGCCACCTTTGTTCGCATCAATAGCTTGGTCTAATTGTTCAAGTTGCCCCTTGTACTGACCTGCTCTTTTTATTGCCTCTTGTGTGCGTTCATCATTAATGCCATATTGCAAAGCCAGAGCCTCAACTTCTCGTTGGGTTTTTGCAACCGCATCTCCTAAATCTTCAAAGCCTTGTGCTGCTTGTTTGACCGTAGCTGTCCCGTCTACGTTTACGTCTATATTAACTGAAGTTTCTATTGCCATATTAATGTCCGTGTGTTATTATCCAATATTGAGTGCCATCACTAACTACTTGGTCGTAGCCGTTTTTAGCGTTATCTGTGTGAGATGTTGCGTCATCTATAAGAATTGAACCGTCTCCTGCGTTAATCGTTACCGAGTGATTTGATGCCGTCTTTTTAACCGTGTACATCTTACCGCTGTTTTCTGCTGATGGAGTTGGAAGAGTTACGGTGATATTTCCGCCATCCGTGTTACATAGAATTAACCAATCTTCAGAAGTGGCTAAATATGGCGAATCTGCCGTAGTTATACTTGTAACCTTACCGCCTGACATCCAACTTCCCAAGCAAGGGTAGTTTTCTACATAAAGCCTATCTGAATAAGGTGGTTGGTAGTTGTCACATCTGATTGCAGTTATATTGTCATAACCGTCAGGAATGATAACACGCTCCGAACTTGTAACTACATTGTAATCACCTCCTACTGCGTTAAGGTTTCCTACTACTACGTTTTGACCTCCTCTGCCTTCAGAGTTACCGACATATACTCCTTTTGTTGATGCACCGGTACTGCCGCCTTTTGAAGAGAAAGGAATCTGCTGTGCGTCTCCTGTACCTGCGTTAATGACATCTGAAAAGTCTAATCCCTTTTTAGTAGGTGTGAAAGGCTTGTAGTATTTAACCAATAAGAACTCACATTGAAACACATCGTCAACTAATGGGTTATAATCAGTCACCTTTTGCAGTCTCCAATATTGTCCCTCAAAGAAGTAAAGGTTTGACATCTTCATGGTCTGCCAATCCTTTGTAGTGATTCTGAAGAAGCCTCTAAATATCTTTGAATCTCTGTCGGTTATTTCGGTTAAGGTCTGATAGTAGTAAGTGTTTACTAAATTCTGATTGCTATACTCAAGGTTCAAATAAGCCTTGATTTCACGAGGCATACCAAACAATAAATCGAACTGCATATTTGCAGGATCATCTATGTGAAGCGTTAAAGGATAGCTTGTTTGATTATCAGAGATACCTGGAGTGCCCTCGTTGTATAATCGGTAAATTGAGCAGTTAGCCAATCCACCATAATACAATATTCTCAAATCCCCTACTTGCCCATCTTGATTGGTTGCTTCAGAGTAATAACGAGACACACTATCATCTTCGTAAAGCAAAGTAGGTGCAAAAGTGATATCTATCTTTTTCTCATTCTTGATGAAGTCGTTGTCTATTCGATATGTACGCTCACCATATACCTGATTAGTATTTGTTTTATACTGCTTGTTTTCTTCGTCTTGACCTTCCTTATAACTGAATTTGTACGGATTCCCTTGAATATCTCCGTAAGGTACTATTTCGTAAGGCTGTGAGTAGTCTAATTTTTGAGACCAATCTACAGAACCCACATAGAAGTTATCCCTTGTTTGAATTCGTAGAACCTTTGAATCTTGTGTAGGCTCGATGTACAAATTGAACATCTTGACAAAGTTTGCAAGTAGTTCGGTTTGTGTGTATTCTCCAACAAAGAAATGAGCGAAGTCTAATGCAGTTTTATAAGCGTATCCACTTGACTTTGATTTATTGAAAACGTAAGTATTGTTTGTAATGTCAATAGTTGAAAGCCTTATAATACTGCCAGAAGTTGAATTGACATAAATAGCACCAAACTTAATTTCTACCTCATCCCCTTCTACTAAAGATATTGAATTGCTTTGAGTTTCATTAAATACTGCGTTATTTGATTGAATTTGACCATTTAAATTTATTGGAGTAGTAAAAATTCCATTTACAAATATTGCAAAGTATGCCCTACATAAT